CCCACGACTCGATGGTGTTCATCGCGTGATCGGGGACACGCTTCCGGTAGCCGTCAATTTCACCGGCGAAGATCTCAAACTCCAAGCCGTACTTGGCCCTGGCCGCAGACTCCGCGGCAGACATCGAACCGGCGAGCAATGGTGCCAGACGGCGCTCCAGCGCTTGGCCCAACACCACGTTGTTCTGCTGCTGCATGTAGGACCAGGCGGCAAGTCGAACCTTGGGGTCATCATGCGCGATCATCGCTTCCAAGTCGGCTTGGGTCGGTCCCTGTGACGCGGGTGTAACAGGCGCGGCTGGTGCCGACTGGACATTGATCACCTGTGGTTGCGTCGGAGTGGCCGAGATCCGACGCATGACTTCTTCGTTGACCCGAACGGTGTTCTGCAGCGTCTGAATCGTATTGAACACGTCGTTTAAGGTCTTGCCTCGCAGTCCTTCCGGCGCATCTTCACCGAGGGCACCGAAGTCCTGTGAGGATTCCTCGACTATGCGATCAACAGGTGTCTCGACCGAACCGATTTCGTCCAGTGCGGAAGAACCTGCATCCTCATCGAGTCGGTCAATCTGTGGCGCGGTCATCGTGTGGGTCTCTCCACGTTAAGGGATGATTGGTAACTCTCAATCATGTCATCAAGGACACGAATACACTTGCTAATACCCACCGCCTGCTGCATCCGGCGGAAAGCCTCCAGCGGCTCCGTTGCTGACTCCGCCAGGGAAAGGCATTGCGCCTTGTGGCGCTCCATTGATACCTGGACCAGCCGCCATTCCTCCGAGGCCTGCAGGTCCTTGAGGCCCGCCAAACGGAGTTGGGTTTCCTGATCCTGAAGCGCCGATGGCAGTGAGGAAGGCCTCGAGGTCTGGGACATATTCCTCGGGGTTTCTGACGTCATACTTTGTCGCGAGGTCGGTATAAAGGGCTTTGGCATCTGTCATCACCTGGCCTATCAGCTGGGCCAATGGAGGGGAGGTCATAGCGGCTTGCGTGGCGAGCTGTGCCGCCTGGAGCAACCGATCGTAGAAACCGGTAAAGGTCTGGATAAGCGCGAGTTGGAGTTGCTGCTGCACCGCGCGGTTGTTCGATGCGTCAGTCGCAGACAGTTCGATCACCAACGACGAACCGAGGTCCATCTCTTTCGCAACATCAAAGAACTGAGTGATCTTGGCCGCTGTATCCTGGTCGAAGATTTCCTGTTCCAATCCTTGCGTACCGAACTGCATCCAGATGTAGATCATCATCTCCACAGCTTCGGCAATGCCAACGCGCAGGTTTTCCTGCGTTTGTTCGACGCGCTTGGTGCCCTCTTGGATAAGGGCAACGGTCGATGTTGCCGTAGCCCTCGAACCAACAATCGGAGATTCGCGACCGGTCAAGTAGTCCGATACGCCTGTCCTTTTCTCCACGTAGCCCATCAACGACTGCATCATCGACTCGTTACTGTTGGTATAGACATCACCCATCTGAACAGCAACAAAGTCCTTGGACGGATCGTCGGCGTAGATTTCCTTACCGGCATACCAAGCGACTGGATCACCCGTAGCGTTCTGGCCCTCACGCTTCCGCACGATCACCCGAGCATTGGCCAGGTAAGCGTTGTTCCACAACTGCTGGTGCCAGTCGGTCATAGACCGTTGGAACGGCGCGATCATTTCACAGAGGCCAAACCCACCGATGTCACCGTTGACCACCGAGTACGGCACAAGGACGTACGGATATCTTTGGTGGAAGTACCAGTTGTAACGAAGCTGCAAGATCGACTGTGTGTCGTGATCCCACACTCCGATCAGCGATTCTTGGAATCCGTCGCCGTTGATATCGTACTTGCACGCAAAGCGGTAAAGGCGTACCCAGCCGTCTGTGCGTTGCTGGTGATGGTGCTGAGCCGAATCCTCATGCGCTTGATCCATCACCGTGCGGGAATCGTCCACAGGCGAGGACTTCTTGACCTCACGAGCAACCATCTGACCACGCTTAACCTCGGCCTCAAGTTCGGCCTCAGTCATGTAGAAAGCTTCAAGCACAACCGGCGCATCCTGGATGTTCTGGAACCGCGCTGGGTAAATGAAGTTCTGAATCGGGATGCCGGTGATCTTGGGTCCTTTGCACTTGGTCAACATCCGCTCGGTCGCGACGAAGTTCCCCGCTGCGTCTCGAGCATAAGTGACAATCGGCTGCGTGTCGTCTTCGAAATCCACACGCATGACAAAGTGTCCGTGCTTCGTCGACTCCAAGAGACGTGGATCCAACTCACGACGAACCTTCAGGTAATGACGTAGATAGTACTCGATGAACGCTTCGAGTGCATCCACCATCGGCTGGAGCTTCTTGTTGAGGGCTCTGATCCTGATGATCCTGTCGGTCTTGAACGTCGATGTGGACAACCTCGCGTAGATCGGATCTACTGCCATTGCCACGGCAGGGATGACTTCTGTGCACGCGCCTTTGAACGGATGATCCTTTGGCGGGTCCGGTAAGGCACGATAGAGCATCTCCTCTTCTGCCCACTTGGCGATCTTCTCCTCAAACGCGTTGACCATAAACTCGACCTGCTCGGAGAGCCAGGTCTCGAACTTGTTCTTCGTGTCCTCCTCGACGGTGATCATCGCCTTGGGGAACGACGGAGAACGTTCGGCCTTGGACGCCGCGTTGGGATCAGACTGCGTGAACGGTGTGGTCATCGGATCCTGCGTGGAAACGTGTAGATGTCACACTGCGGGGTGACGAGCAACTGTTGTGGTGTCAGCCTGTTGCAAGCATCCCGCGCGAGAATGACCAAGATGTTCTCCATCACTTGTACACGCGACTCGACCTCAGCGACACGACTGACGAGTTGAGTAGTCGCTTTTTGGTTTGCCTCCAGCCAAGTCGCAGGTGTCTTGAAGTCGAACCCGAAGATCAAAAAGATCGTCGTCGAAGCAGCGGCTACGGTACTCAAGCCGATCCACAGGTTGCGAAACCGTGTAAGCACTGGATGCTTGTCCGCGCGCCGACGATTGGTCGAGAGTATAGGAAAGTCTTTGGAGTACGTCAAGTTGGTAGCCTCATCCGTGATCCCCAACCGTCGGGAAGGTTAGCAAGCATGGACGTCTCAAACGAATCCACAGGCGGCCGGCTCATCGGCTTCTCGGAGTCGATCCGGGCGACGATGCGTTGCTGCGCGGCCTGTACCCTGTTCCAATGCTCCGGGGACATCAGGCCACGCCACAGCTGCTGATGCATCGACAAGGCATCAATCAAGTCGTCGTGTTGGCCAAGCGGAAAGTCTTGCGCTTCTTGGATCAACAGGAACTGCTTCGGATGTACCCAAAGGCGACCCGATGCAGCGATAGGCTGTAGGCCTTCAATGCGGATCTCTTTTTTGCCTCTCGCTTTGATGGGAATCACGTTGAACCAAACACCCCGGCGATCGGCTTCCGTTTTGAGGAACCACTTGAAAGCCTTCTGGTAGGCCACGTCCTCGATTCCAAACGCACGCGGATGGAACCGTTGACGGATGTGGAACAGGTACTCGATCAACGCCATCGGAGTGCAGCGTTGGGCCCACGCGTCAAGGACGATGCACTCGCCCCACGGTGTGACGCCAGTGGTGACCACGGCATTGCGGTCATCGCTGGCCTTCTCTGCCGCTGCCAAGTCGACCGTAGTCGTGACATCAAGCTTGTCATACTCGACCGTGCGCTTGATCGAGCCATCGCGATCGTACAAGATCACCGCGTCCTCCTCAGCCGTCCAGGCCCAGAAGCGCAGATGCTCTGTGTTGAAGGTCTGAAGCGAATCATCCCTGGGCTGGTTCATCATCCAGCAGGACCAACGGTAAGGAGTCATCGACGCCTGCATGAACGCCAGGTCTTCCCAGTCACCCATTTTTTCAGGGAAGATTATCTCACCGTGTTCGACGATCGAACGGATAAGCTTTGCCGAACGACTCGACCAGGCTTTCATGTAGTGGGAGTAGACATCGGCCAGGGCCCACCGGGTACCGACTACCCAAACGGTATCGCGTGCTGGCGTGTCCTTCAGGGCATGGATACCGCTCATACGAATGATAGCGGATTTCATCACCTCATCCGAACGGTATGCGTCCTCTTCGATCGGATCGTCCCACGTCTGGTGTGTAAAGTGCGACGACGTTGCCGTGCCTTCCATGCCATAAGCGGATATGGTCGGATCCTGGTACGACCCTTGCCGAACGAAGTCCAGGCCTTCTTGATTCCACCGGATGGACCGGGTGTTCTTCGGGATGATGTCGCTGTACAATGCCCTGAAGATCGCGTTGCTGTCGCAGATGGTACGTATGGCGAGCAGCATGTTAGTCGCTTTCTTCGCCACAGCGTTGAAGATCGCGTTACGGCCCTCCGGATCCTGCACGACTTTCTGGAGTGTCCCAGCGATAGTGATGTGCGAGGTCTTCAAGTGGTCCCGAGGCATCAGCATGAACTTGTGCTGTGCCTTGTTGTGGTCGATAAAGACCGACACCGGACCGTGACACTTGTGTGTAATGTCCTTGTTCCCGATCATCATGGAGAAGCCGTAGTGGTCCCATCGCAGAGATTCGGCGATATCTCGCCGTATATCCGCGGGCATGGAGACGATCTCGTCGTCTTGCCAGGACAGGTCCACGTCGATCGGGATGGGCACGGGAAGGTCAGCGAGAGAGGAACGCCGCGAGCATTTCCAACGCCTTGATCGCCAGCGCGAAGCCCATGCCGAAGGC